ATGGGCTGTGAAACACCATTTTCATTCCCTCGGCTTGATTTTCATTGCGTACAGAAGATCGTCAACCAAACTACGCCTGCCGGCAGCGAAGGCAAGGCTGACAGGGTCGGTAAGGTCTATTGGGTCTTGAACAAGGGCTTTGGGAATCACCTCATCAAGTCGCCTTACCAATTCGTCGCTCGTAGGCGGGACATGGTCATTCGGGAAAAGGGACATACTTATACCTCCGCTGCCGGCAGAACTCGAACAGCTGTCTTGGTGATACTACCTGCCGGGGCACCCTTACACCCCCGGCCCGTAGGATACGACATGCCATAGCGACGCAATCCTGCGTCTCCACCGCACCGCGACTTATCCATCGCAGCACAGTAGGCCAGGCTTTCTTGTGTGGCCCAGGACATTTCACCTTTCCCATCTCCCTTGCCACTGCATCGCCTTCTACTGGAATTATATGATAACCAAGACAAGTTGGGTAGTAAAGTAAAAAAGTGTAAAGCGGCCAAAACTGATTCGCCTGGATGGATGCGTCGAGAACAGCACCGTCATGGCCTATGCAGACATGGGCTATCGGGCTGCGGGTGATGGTGCGTACCAGCCAGCCGAGAAGGTAGTGATAGGACCGTCGCGGGAACCGCCATAAGATGCGTAACCTTCGACGCCAACTTAATTTGTGCCGTTTGCGGCGCCATAGGCCGCTGCAATAGAACACATAAACCACGTCAGTTGAAAAAGTATCTGCTTTGCAGGACTTGTTGCAAGTCATAGTCGCCTTGTAACGGTGGCATGGGAATATCCACTGTGGGGTAATTGTGCCTGAATTGGTAGTAAATGTCCATCAGGATATTGCGTTGGTGCAATTCTACGAACTTTTGCCGCAGGATGTCTTGCAGGGCATTTGCGGTGGCGGAATGGGTCCAGTAGCTGTCATGCACCGCTGCAAAGGTGATGCCTTCAGCCTGGCATGCCAGGGCGGTGAACATCAGGTGGCTGCTGTCTATGCTGTGAATCAGGTTTGGGGGGAGGGCTGTTTTCTGCTTGCCGATGGCGATGGGAAGTTTGTCGGATTCGATTGCGATCTTCAGCCGGCCGGTGATAGTGCGTATGTTTTGCTTTGCCCGCTGGCGGTACGGTTGGACTACCGGCAAACCGATGGGGTTTTTCCATCGCACAAGATGCCCTGCCGTAGCTATCCTGTTGCCGCATCTTCGCAGCCAGCCCATGATTGCCGCCGCCTTGTCGCACATCCTGGACACCTGCCATCTGATTACGTTCGACAAGTAAGCGCTGGCTTCGAATCGCTGATGATTGTCTTCGATTTTCTGCAGCCAGTCCCACACTTGTTGTCGTGCGCCGATGGCCGTCAATCCGTACACCATCGTCATTACAATCGGCTTGACGACATCGCGGGTAATGAACGGCTCAACAACAGCCGCCAGCGCGTAACCGGCTTCAATGTCCTGCCGTACCGCCCGTAAGGTCATTGCAGTAACCTTCGCGTACAAGTCTGCAGGTGTTGATGACGGCATCATGTTGACATCCGGCGCTGCTTTTTCATCCAATCCCAGGGCGGTGTAATGTTGCAGTCCGTTGCAAGTGCCGTCAAGTTGAATAGGCAGATGCATGGCGGCATCATCATCAATCAGCGCCCGTGCCGCTGCCAGGGCTTCCAGCGGTTTGGGCATGGATGCCCAGCCGATATTGTCCATCGGGTTGCTGGCCCATCTTGCGAATTCGTGAAGGTTGCTTTTCACCCACTGCAAGCGGTACTCGTGCGGAAAATGTTTCAATCCACAGCAGTTGGCAAGATGGATTGCAATGCTTTGGTAATTGACTGGCTTTGCTGGATGCGCGAATTCAAGCAAGCCACGGGCAAGGTCGTTGGCATGGGTGTTGAGTAATGCGGGCCGGGGGTAAATCCTGCCACGGAAATCGATGATATGCGGCATGTAGAACCTGTCATAGCCCACCATGCGGTCTGCAGTCGCCATGCAATTAAGGAACTTCGTGCGTTCGCCACGCAGGATTAAGTTTTGCTGCATGATGTTCTTTCGCTGCATATGCCATCTTGCCTTATCGCTTCGGGGGGATGTTGCCGGTGGGGGGTCAGGAAGGGGCAGGTTATCGCGTGGCGGCACCAATGCCAAGCCGCCACCTGTTTCCCATATTTGCTTGACGACATCATAGATGAACCTGTTTATCCGCCACGCCGTAGCGTTCAATGCGTTCAAGGCCGCATGCACTTGACTGATGTCGGCGGCCTTCACCAGTTTGCGTTGCAAGGTACATGAATGTGAAATGAGGGGATTCTTAAGACGCAAGTAGCCGCCAGTTTGCGTTGCCGTCCATTGCCGCGGTCGGACGATCATCGGCAAGCATACGGGCCTGGCTATCAGCAACTTGTCCAGGTCCCGCTGAACGATGTCGAAGATAATGTCGTTCAGCCTTACCCAGATGTACCTTTTCCTTTGCAGATAGTGCTTGTAAACGACCAACGGCGGATTATCGTAGATACCCGCCGTCAGTTCTATCAGCATGCCAAGCAGCTTGGCACCGAGGATTGTGGATACCCGTGTGCTGAAGGCACTGTCCTTCAGCGTTTTTCTGCCCCACTTGTTTACCAGTTTAGGGGTAAGTGCGCGGAACCGTTGATGCATCTTGCGGTAGCTTTCCCTTTCATTGCGTGCAAGCAAATCCATGTGTATTTCCGCAAGTACTGCATCACCTATTTTCTTCGCCAAGCCTGAAATCGGCAGGCCTTCGGGGAAGGTAAGCAAATTGCCAAGGCAGGCGTTCAGTGTTGCAACAGCGATTGTATCGGCATGTAGTGAAACCAAAGGCGGACCGTATTCGGCACGATGGGTTGAATACTTGCCCGCCAGCGTCAGTTTCTGTTCGGCAGCGATGGCCTTCCGCAACGGTGCGAACCATTCGCCGAGCAGCTTTTGTGCAGGGCGCAGGACTGCGGCGAACCCGTCCCGTCCCAGCTGTTCGGCATAATGTTGGTACTTTCGTGCACCGAGGCGGATGGATTCCGTTTCAAGGCCTACTTGCTCCGAAACTTTCTCCGCCGTCCCCGTATTCACCCTTAATCACCCTTGTTACACGGAAGTGCAGCGGCCCGACTCTTTTCACAACCACCAAATCGAACTTGCCGTATTGTTGCCACAGCTTCATATCGTGCAGAAACTTCCTTGTTTCCGCGCCTTTGACATCGACGTAGTAGATGCGGCCCTTTGCCGGCACGACAAGAAAGTCCGGCACATAGACGTTTTCCGGCACGCCAAGCCATAATCGCGGCTGGCAGATGAAGTCCAGGACGACGCCTTCCTTCTGCAGCCGCACCAAGACTTCCGCATATTCTTTTTCCGCCAGCGAATCGAAGGTGCGGCCAAGGAACCGCCGTCGTTCAACTGATGCGACGTTGTACTTGTGTCTTTTGCTGGGATACTTGGCAAGTGGACGGAGTTTGATAGCCATTACAGAACCTCCTGCAGGATAAAAAGCGGTGGGGCTGCAGGGCGGAGGGCAATTGCCACCTTCTATGACATCTCATCCAACCACCGGGAAGGCGGCAAACCCTGCAGCCTCCACCTTCACAACACCCACCCTCCCCCCGCCGGCACTATTTCTGGCCAACCGCTTCCTGGCCTTCAGCCATTCCCTTACGTCCTTATAGCCAGGCGGCGGCATGTAAATTGTAACACTTGATGCCACCAGACGCAACTTTCGTTTCAAGTCCATCGCACCGGCCCATGTGTTTCTGCGGGCTATTTCCTTGGCATCCCTGTCAATGATGATCCTGACGTGCGGTTTGTGCCACCGCCGGCAGTAATCGGCGATGATGTCTGCACCGCCGCGACAATCGGGGCGACCGATAACCTTCAGTCCCATTTCATAGCATGCAGCAGCATCCGTAGGCCCCTCGCAGACTATCAGCGTATCGCCGCGTTTCAGCACTTGCCCTGCCGGCAGAAACACCCCCGACTTGCTGGATGGGATACACCACTTCCGCCCCTCATCATTTCGCAGGCGGATACCGATAACTTTCCCCTTGGCATCATACATCGGGAAGGTAAGGGCGCAATGGTAAGCGGAATATCCTGCCCCTATTGCGGTTAAGCTGCGCGAATAAACGCCAAGCGATTGGGCGTACATCACAAGCAAGCCGATTCGGTTACGCAGGAGCATCTGATACAGTTTGGCCAGCAAGCTAAAGTCCATTCTGTCGATGGACTTGACCTTTCGGTCGTCCTTTGGCGGTTGTATCCCGTTGTGCAGTTTGTGTAGGAAGCCGGCAGGCCCCAGGTCCCTTTGGCTTCCCTGCGGGGTCCTGGGGCAGATGACTGCGGTGCCATCCTTGTGCACCATGCACCAGTCCGGCTTCCCGCAAATAGGGCATGGAAACTTCTTGCTGACCCTTAACCAATCGCCTTTCATCGTTCAGAACGGCGCCTTTTGCTGGCGGCTGCGCTCAAAGGTATCCAGCACCTTCTTCAACGTCTCCGCAAGCCCATCTACAGGCACTTCCAGCCTGACAACGATTGAATAGACCAGGTCATCAACGTGGTCTATTTCCACCTTCCTGATGATCGCGTCATTCTTCATCGCCATTGCCCTCCAATTCAAAAAAGTCCAACAGTTTCCGTTTATCCTGTTTCAGCGATTCAATGGTAAACGCGGCATCGGTAGCTGCTATCCGCAGGTTGGCTAGCAACCGCCTTGCTTTCGCCCACTTCGGTTCATTGACGTGTTCTATTTGGATGAACCCCAGCCGGAACAGGCAAGCGTGCAGTTCCGCAATCAGTTCATCTGCTTCAATCGGCGTTATTTTGAAGACTTCATGTTGCACCGCTTTCATATCACCACCTCC